AAGATGGACTGTTCTCAAAAAAGGTTACCACGATAATGGTGAAGTGAAACGTGTCACGGGTCTTTGGTATGATGATATCGGAGTATGGGACAAAACAAAGAAAGAAGAATATGAAAGTTGATTTTGTGCAGGGCGGTTCTGATGCTCCCGAAGAAAAGGAAGAAAATAATTTCCTAAGTAAGAAGAGGTTTAGTAAGATGGTAGAAGATACCGTAAGAAAAATGTCTATGTCTTATATGGATGCCGTAGTATATCTCTGCGAAGAGAATACAATTGAGATTGATGATGTGAAAAAATATCTATCAGTATCTATCAAAGAAAGAATAGAAGGGGAAGCAATGAACCTAAACTTTCTTGAGAAGTCTCATCCATTACCCACAACATAGGAGATAAAAATGTTATAAATACACTTGACTTTACAGTCACAATATGATATAATACAAACAATACAAAAAACACAAAACATACAAGGAAAAATATATATGTCTTTTGCTAATCTAAAATCTAATCGTACTGATGTTTCTAAACTCGCGAATGCCGCGGCAGAAATGTCAACCACAAAAAAATCCACAAACAAATATGAAGACTTACGGTTCTGGAAACCGACTGTAGATGAGTCAGGCAATGGTTATGCCGTTGTAAGATTTCTTCCTGCAGGAGAAGGTCAAGAGTTACCTTGGGTAAGATACTTTGACCATTTCTTCAAGGGTAATACTGGTCAATGGTATGTAGAGAAATCTCGTACTACATTGGGTGGTGAAGCAGACCCTGTGAGTGAATACAACTCACGACTTTGGAACTCTGGTATAGAGGCAGACAAAGAAACTGCACGTGCTCAAAAGAGACGACTACATTATGTAACCAACATTATGGTACTGAGTGACCCATCTAATCCTTCCAATAATGGTAAAGTATTCCTTTACGACTTTGGTAAGAAAATCTTTGATAAGATTATGGATAAGATGCAACCTGAGTATCCTGATGAAACTCCTGTAAATCCATTTGATTTCTGGAGTGGTGCTGACTTCCAACTCAAGATACGTAACGTTGCGGGATATCGTAACTATGACAAGTCTGAGTTTAAGTCGCCATCACCTCTACTAGAGGGTGATGAAACTAAACTAGAAGCAACCTATAATACTATGCATGACATGAGTGAGTTTACTGACCCATCATCATATAAGTCTTATAATGATTTGAAAGCACGACTTGAAGTTGTGTTAGGTCAAGCGACTGGTTCTGGTTCTACTATGAAGAATGAATCATTACAACAAACTGCTGAGACTGTAGGGTCTAAGTCAGTTGAACCTCAAGTGATTCCATCTGCACCTCAACCACAGGTCGCAATGGCATCGTCTGGAGATGATGATACATTATCCTACTTCGCGAAACTCGCGGCAGAAGATTAGGACTAAGGGGAGACTTTCGGGTCTCCCTTTTTTTTATCAAAACATAAATGCGTTGTAACCCGGCCCGGGCATGAATCTTGAGTCAAAAGCTTGAAGTTGCAACTGAGTCCCACCTCCCATAGTAGTGGTACTTGTGCTTGCATCCGTGTTAGTGGTATTTCCACTATTCTCAGTAATATTGTTGATGACTGTAGCAGGAGTTTTTCCGTCTGATGAAGGTGTAACACCCGTAGATGCATCAGTATTTTTCTTATTTTTGTCAGCTAATTTCTTCTCCGCTTTTTCTGCTCTTTTTCTCTCTCTTTCTAGTGCTCTTGCCTCCGCACGGGCTTTTCTACTACCTTCCATTGGGTTTGCTCTTGTACCACCCTTACCATACATATTTTCCTTTTGTGCCTTTGTCATCAACTTATCATCACCAAAGTTGAAAACTTTTCCGAAGGCATCCATGAAACCCTGTTTTGGGCCTTTCTTACTGAAGAGGTTTGCCAATGCACCTACACCACCCGCAATCAAAGCGAGAGGTAACATAAGAAGTTTCTTTACATACCTTGTCATACTTGCCAAAATTCCCATTATGCCTGGGCCAATTCCATCTTTAAATCCTGCAAAGAGGTTTGAAAACACATCTGTAACGAACGTTGCCATTCCTGCAAAGAAGTCTTGAATGATATGAACAAAACTGAAACTATCTAACATGTCAGCAATTCCACCAAGTCCTACTTTTCTCAACAACCAAGATATAACATTCTTCGCGAAATCTGCAAGGATACCTACAGTACCAACTAACAAACCACCGAGTGCGCCTGTAAGACCACCTATAATTTTCTCAAACATACTACCACCACTGAACGCCTTGAATCCATCTAAAGCACCTTTGATAGTTTCAAATATATTCAATGCAATTCTTATTGGTGGGAAGAAGGATAATAATTTTCCACCGAACCCTCTCATAAATGTGAAGAGCTTTCCAAGAAGACCTCCAACTTTACCAGCTGATTTAGAACCCGACGCAACAGTTTTCGCCATGCCAGCGAACCTTGTCCCTATAGCTCTTAGTGAGTCAAAGGCAAGTTGAAAAGGTTTAATCATAATCCCTACAGCACCTTTTATTCCATTTATAACTTTTGGAACTTGAGCAACAGCTGTTGAAATTCCCTTAGTTTTTTGTGCAACTAGTGAACCCAGTGCCCCAACTATCAGAAAAAAATCTATTATACCATCTATTACTTTTGCAACTTTAGGTAGAACAGATATGACGGCGACTACGCCTTTCACTGGTAACTTGCCTAACCATTTAAAAAAATCAAATATACCCTTCAGTTTGCCACCCACTATTTTTAGATTTTGTAGAGTAACACCTGATGGGAAACTCTTGATAGCCTTTACAAAATTCCCCATATAAACACTAAACCCTGCAACGGCAGCTGCTGCTTTGGGCCCACTCGCAATTTTCTGGATTATCTTTACAACTGAAACCAAGGGTTTACTAAGTCTACCGTATAAGTCTTTGTAGAACTTGAACATGTTCCCAATGAACTTGAGACCTTCTTGTATTACTACGAAACCTCTTGTACCAAAAAGAATTCTACCAACCCTTGTACCAAATTTACCAAGACCCTTTTTACTGAAAAGATTTTTGAGATTGACTCTAAAATTTTTCATAGCATTAATTAATCTACTACCAATCTCACCAAGTTTGGCAAAAAACCCTCCGAATAACATGGGGAGTCCAAAGAGGAAACCACCCTTATCTTTATCCTTTTTACCCTTCTTATCTTTTTGAGCGGTCTTTAGGGCAAGTGCTGCTTTCTTTTTGGCTTCGTCTTCTGCCTCTTGACGTTTCAAGGCATCCAATCTCATCTGTTCAAAGAAATCAGTAAACATTGCTAGTTGTTTCTGTTGTAAAGAAACACCCTGTTTACCTGTACTCTCAATCCGCAGTTCTACCGCCTTGAGGTCATTTAATTCTTCTGTTACTGTTCCAAGTGCCATTGAGATACCCTAAAAATTATTGTTGTGCTTCTTGTTCTCTTCTGCCTCTTTTTCGAGATGGTCTGCGAGTAATGTCAAATAAACTTCTCTTTCCCAAGGTATCATATTTTCTAAATCAGATAAAGAATAATTATGATGTTGCATTAGTGCGAAGTTGGTTTTGAAATGACTAACCAAATTATCATGCGCGAGGCATACTAAAAAAAATCTTGAAGACCCTCCAGTTTTACTTTGTTTTCTGTTCCACAGGCGACGCATTTATATTCTGCCTCCTGTCTTAGTACAGGTTGATTATTTAGAAATGCGCCTACTGATGAAAATTGATTACTTGTCATCGAGTCAATAAACGATTCCATTTCTTCCTTTGTCCATTCTGTTATTCTTTCATCTGGTGTGTTTACAGATAAAATACATTCTTCAACCATCGTCATACCGAAACTTGATTCTGACATATCTTCTTTATAGTTATCGACGAATGATGTATAAGACGGATATTTCAATTCTAGTTCTATTGTATCCGTAAGTTTTATTATATTACTTATTTCTTCATCTTGTTGAACTTCAAGTGATGATAGGTCAACAACATATTCTGACCTCGCTTCGCAATCATCTGCGCCACATGTTAGTTCCAAGGTAGACGATTCACCAACTGACTTCGCACGTAATCGTGTAAAGATATATTCAATATCAAAAGTTGTAAGTGTGTCTCCGTTTACATGTTCAGTTACACAGGCGGTTACAATGTCTACCATTGCCCTCATCTGTATTTTTCTGTCATTAGACTCAAATGCCTGAAGAAGAACTTTCTCTTCTTTTACAAGATATGGTCTGTAAGTAATCGCCTGTTTGGTTGAAGGGATTATCAAATCATACTTGATGGTTTCATTTAAAATAGGTAGTGCCATAATATTATTTTCTCCGTGTGTTATAATATAGTTTATTTATAATAAAATTAAAGAAGTCCACGAGCGAACTGTAGTACTCCACCCGCCAAACCAACTCCGAGTTGACTTGCAGTGATTTTCTTTGATGAACCTTCCCAATTGGTATAAGCTAAAGAAACCGTAACTTCTAAAAGGTTTGCGTCTGCTTTCATTTGGATTGCAGACAGTGTTGTTGGGAATGCATCTATCAACTTACACTCATAGACAATATCATCAGGTGTAATGGCGTCAAGGTCAAACTCTCCCTGTGCAAAATCAAGAGGGCCCAGTTTTGGTAACCTACCTCTTATACTTGAAGGTATCTTACCCGCATCAAAAAGTTTCTTTCTTGCCACTGGGAACGATACGCCTTTTCTTATCTGTGATATGGTGACATCCGCTACATAGTCTTTATGATATCCCATAGTCTTTGTCGTTTGGTTGAATATTTTATTTTGCCATGCCTCGAAGTAAGTCCTTGCACTGTAATCGTTCAGGAGAAAGAAGGTCATAGTAACATCCTCTAATGCATACCCATACCCAACTTTTCTCTGTCTCACCCCTGTCTGGTCTTCTACTGTTTTTATTTGTCTGCCAGGCAAGTTTACACCCGTACACATAATTTCCATTGTCTTTGCGTAACCTGTTCCTAAGTCGGGTAGTTTGACCTTGAACATACTACCCATAGCCATTCCGCCACCGTGACCGATTTCTGAAAGGAACTTATCTATATTCGCTACCATTTTTTATTACTCCTAGTCAAGTGTACCACCAACCTTTGTTGAGATACCTGCCAAAATTGCCCTTGAATCTTTGTATGCAGTGAGTGGATTAGGTATTTTCTCAAACTGTGCGACAGGGAGAAAGGTTGCAATCTCCCATTCGGGTGCGGGAACTGTTGCAAACTGACTTCTTACGTGTGAGGTGAGATAGTGTTTGAAACAGGGTTTGAAGTATTTCATTTCACTCATACCCTTGAGTCTCTGATATGTAATCTCGAACTTTGCGTTGGCGGACTTCTTACTTGTCGCAACACCCATCAAAGAATCTAACATCTTTGCACGTAACACAGGAGGTAAGTAGTGAAGGTTCAACCCATAGAAACCCTTCGGGGCAGGTTGTACCACAACAACCAAAGGAAACTTATCATAGTAAGGTAAGGTTGCCTTTGTCTTGGGGTCATAGAAAAACATCTGCATCGAACCAATAATTCTCTCATCACCCTGTTCAAGTGGTGCTTGTTGTAGTAACTGTCTTGGTTTGATATCACGTAAATCCTTCGCACGTTGACGAAACCACTTACGTGATTCCTTGGTGCGTGGATTTATTCCTGCACGAAACGCCTCTCTCGATAATTTATCGAATATGTTTTGTGTACTCATAGTTGTATTTATACTATTTTTTACGACGTTTGAAAGGTTTTATTGGTTTTAATGGTTTGGTTGACTTGGGTATAATAGACTTCAGGGGTTCGTTCTTCTCAGTCCATATCCTAAACTCCCAACCCCTGTCCTTGGCATATTCTTCTGCCGCTTCCCATTTGTTCACATTCTTGATGTAGGTCAAACTCTCGTTGAGATATCTCCTTGTTCTGCGTCCACCTTTGGGTGGTCTTGTCTGTCCATCAGGTTTTATCTCCACAAGGAATGTCTTACCCTGTTTAGTTGAAAGTTTCAAGTCCATAAAGTATCGATGATACTTCCTATCTACTTCGTATAGATATGGTATAACAACTTCTTCAGATGACCACTTTACTATATCAGAGTTATCGTCACACCATTTGAAGGCATGTCGTTCCCATAGAGAACGATAGATAACTTTGGTTGGGTCACCCTCATACTTAGATGGATTTTTTACTGAATATCTTCCCGAATATGCCATAAAAACCTTATAAATAGACTTGACTAGTATAAACTATTTAGTAGGAAAATAAAATGGTAACACCAAAACTACCAACTATTCAAGTACGAGACTATAAGAATGATGGTAATCAATATTATTATCCAGAGGATGTAACGTCGGTTGACCAAAAAAGTTTTGTTTATTTTGAAACATACAATGAACCCGCAGTAACGTTGAATGGTGTATTCAATGATATTTTGCAACCTCTATTGAAAAAAGGCAAAGAGGTTGTTGATAAAGGACTAGCTTCAACCAACAGCGCTACACAGGGTGTAGTAGAAGCAGTTTTCAGTCAAGAAACCGTAGATGATACTAACAGGATTATAAACGCAGATGTTGTAATACCTCAACTCACAGGTACAGGACAGAGAGCGGTATTATATTTACCCATAAGTACTGCGTATACAGATACTATGCAATATGAAAATGCGACATTAGGTTTCAAAGGAGCACTTGCAAATAAAGCATTAGCTGGTGGAACTTCGAGTGTTGGTGGTGCATTGGTAGGAATGATAAAAGGTGGTGTCGGTACATTGTATCAGGGTTTGATGGGTGGCCAATCGTCACAAGATGTGGGAAGTGTTATAACACAGATGGCTATCAAAAAGACTAAATTCGGAGGAAAAGATTTAGAAATTGCCTCTGAACTTGCACAACGAGTAAGGACAAATCCGAACGCAAGAGTTATGTTTTCAGGAGTTGGATTCAGAGAGTTTACGTTTACCTTCAAACTTATCGCTTCATCTCGAAAAGAGGCAGAAAATATTGAAGGTATGATAAAGTGGTTACGTAAAAATATGTATCCAGATGATATTACGACAGGAGCGAACGGTGTAAGTATTGGTTACAAATATCCACCTAGATTCAAAATAATGATGATGCACAAAGAGCCTGGCAAAGATGCAAAAGAAGTTTTCCATAAGATAAAACCCTCATACTTGAAGTCTTGTGGAACAGTATACAATGCGACACAACAATCGTTTCACCCAAGTGAAAACGTTTATGACAAGGCAAAACCATTTGAGGTTGATTTGACACTTAGTTTCCAAGAGTCAAGACAACTTGTAAGTCAAGATATAGAGGCAGGATTCTAATGAGTACTTCATTTTTCAGAAACTTTGACGTTGTAAATTATAGTTTTGGTAATGGTGAAAGACCTGTCGCATTTCAAAAACTTACCCAGTTCGTTTCGGTATTAGATGATACACGAGATAATGCTGCGTTCTATAATCTGTATACAATAATCGCAGGAGAGAGACCCGACACGTTGTCATATAAATTGTATGGGACAACAGACCATTATTGGACATTCTTTTTATTGAATGATAAACTTAGGGAGTCGGGTTGGCCCATTGCATCTTATGATTTACTTGATGAGGCGAAATCAAAATATCCATATAGGATGGTAACGACCAATTCAGATATAACTACAGACAATGGTTCGTTCGAATTGTTTCCCATAGGACAAGAAGTTTTTGGTTCCAGTTCTGGTACAACAGGAAAAATCATTCGTAAAATACCAGAGATGGGTCAGATTATAATCGATACTGGAGACGAACCAAACACACAAAACTTTGATTCCACAGAAACGATTCGGTATGTAAATATAGATGGAGGATTTAGTGAAGCAGCACTCATCAAGGAGTCAGAACAATATAATGCAGTGCATCACTATGAAGACGCAGACGGGGTGTATCAAGACTTGACACTATATGACTTTGGAACTCCTGCAGCTTCATGGACTGCGGTAACATATCGTGACAGGATTGAAAATCGTAATGATGACCTCAAAGAGATTGTTGTTATCAAACCAAGTGTTATAAACAGTATCGTTTCAGAGTTCAAATCACTTATGAAACAAAAGTTATAAAAAAGTATTATGGCACTATTTCCAGAAATATCAAACATTAGAAGAGCAAGAGAAGATGCAAATGCGCCCGCTGGTGGCGCCCCCGCAAATTCGCCTGCCGCTGTAACTCCGACAATAACAGAACCAATAATAGAAGAAGAAGCACCTACACCTCAATTTACATTTTCACCTCAGTTTGAGTTGAATCAGGCAGTAATATCTTCTGGTATGTATGATAAAGAGATTGATGTTACAACCAATGTTGCAGAACTTGTTATTTTTGAATCATTAGATTCACCCTTCTTGACAGGAAGGATAGTGATATCAGATGATGAGGGTCTTCTTGATGCAATGAAATTTCAGGGTACAGAAAGATTGATAGTCAGTCTAGGAGGGGCAGATATTCAGAAGACTCCTATACTAACAAAGAAAAAATTTATAATGACCAGTATTGAATCTAAAGTATCAACTTCAAACCAAAACTCGTCTGCATTTGTCTTTACTCTTATAGACGAACATGGTTTTCTGGGACAACTGAAAAAGATTAGTAAATCCTATACAGGAAGTCTTGAGAGGATTATTGTCAGTATTGCACAGAACGAACTCAATAGACAAGTTGACATTGGATATACAGGCGCAACCGCTGGTAATGACGAACTATCGGCACAACAGGATATAACATGTATCATTCCCAATCTTACTCCTATAGAAGCAATGAAGTGGTTATGTAGTCGTATCACAACACTAAACGGTTCTCCCTATTTTATTTACGCAACTCTAAATGTTCCAAATTATTTTGCGGTTTCTGATGAAACACTAAATGAAGAAGACCGAACTTTTGGAAATGTCATAAGACTTGGTAATCTTGATGTGATGTTACAACAAGAACCACTAAACAAAGTCCCGTTTAGATATACTCCAAACACCACGGGTGTCAATGTCGAAGCTGCCCCTGTGAAACAAATGTTTACAATAAAAGGGTTTCAGATAAGAAGTGGTTATTCAGATACTCTTACACAGGCGTTGATGGGTTCTGTTGTGTCAACATATTCAAACACCAATCTAGGGACAGGTGAAATATTCACAACAAAACACAATCTCACTGACCAAATAAATACTCTTACCGAAGACGGTATAATACAAAAGGAAGGATTTACGCAAGATGTTATTGACCCTACTTTTGTAATCAACGATTTACCTCTAGAGGAATACTCTGCGAAACAGTTTCATACAATAACCTCTTCGGGTACATATGGAACACAGAAAAGTTATCACGATGAATTTGATGAGACTAAGTTCAAACATAAAATACAATCACGTTCATTATTTACAACACTTCAGAAGAATAGGATATCAATAGTCGTAGAGGGTGGTGCGTTGATATACTCAACGGCGGGTGTAGGAGACATCATAGATATAGATATTTTGGGTGACAATATGACGGCGGGTGAGAATGACAGAGACCCTCGGTCAAATAGATTTTCAGGAAATCATCTTATATATAATATACAACATACTTTTATTGAAGGTACTCATAATTGCACCATGAATTTAGTGAAACTAAATGTAGGAAGTAAAGGAAACAATTAGTGAAAATTTTGAATCCAATACCTTCAGAATATTATGGTGATACCACACGATGGTTTATTGCGACTGTTGTAAGTTCAACTCCACCTACAGGATATGAAGGACGAGTAAAGATACGCATACACGGATTACACAGTGCTTCTACAGAAGATATTCCAGAGTACGCATTACCTTGGGCACAATGTGTTGTTCCCACAACCGAGGGTGGTGTGTCGGGTATAGGTAAGATGCCAAAGATATTACCAAGTGCGTTAGTGTTTGGTATGTTCATGGATGGTGCGAGTTCACAAGTCCCCATAGTACTTGGGTCTCTTCCTACAATAGAAAGACCTTCTCCAGTACAATTACAATCCGTGAAGGATACTGAAGTGCGTAAGAAAGCAGTACTTGCAAGTAAACTAAAAGAAATAAGAGACACAGACCCCATCAACAATCAACAGACAGGGGTAAATTTTATTGAGACAAAAAAACAAAGAAAGGAATATACCTTTCAGTATTTTCTAAACGCAGGATATGATTACAACCAATCCAGAGGCATTACAGAAAACCTAAGTAAACTACAATTCATTTCTGGTTTCAGGGGTTCTGATAAACTATCTGGTACGTTTGGTCTTGCAGAATGGAAGGCTCAAAGATTTATAAATCTAAAATCCTTTTCAAGTTTGTATAAAAATTTCTCAACACAATTAGACTTTATACAATGGGAACTCAATGGGACATTCAGGTCTGCCAATATTAGACTACTAAATACAGACAAGTTCGGTGGAGGTGACGGTTCAATGTATATTTTTGCAAAACATTATTTGAAGTTTGATACAGAAAGGTTAGATACTCTTATGAGAGAACCTACTGGAGGTTACTCATGAGAAGTTTACTAAAAGGATTATTCAGGGATGCGTTCCCGCCCCATAAACTAAAACAGATGGGCATTACTAATGAACAGTTAAATAAGAAGAACAAGAGTGGTGGTTTCATTAGTGGCATTTCGAATCACCATATCAAAGAGATACAAAAAAATCTAGAACAGGAATCAATAAAAGAAAATACACCGATAAAATATTCTCTGTCTACTCCAAGAAACCTTCACCTTGAAGGTAGAACTTTTCCGATTGATGTAACAGTAGGTCAATATGACGAAACGGTTATATCAGGGGCAGAAGCAAAAGTATTACAACTAAAAGAACAATATAAAATAGCTAATACAAGTTTGATAGGAAAGATAGATATACCGTTAGATGCAAACGGTGATATTGTTGAAGGTATAACTGTTCTCTCTAAAACTGAAACAAGTACAGGTATACTTGAAATACAAGACGCCAATAAAGTATTCTCGGATGTTGATACGGATGGAACAACAGAAATAGCGATGGCTAAAGATACCGCCAAACACTTGAGGGTAACCACTGCGGGTGTTCCTGCCGCAGTATTAGCTGGTCAAGAAAGAGCTGCAGAAATAATAGATGCAGAAAATGAGTACAGTGCAAAGTTATTAGATTCACTACCCGATATTCTAGGAGCGCCTGGAGGAGGATTTCTAGGTACGGTGTTCAAGATAATTGGCGCTGTAGGTATTGCAGGAAAACTTATGCAGGGTTCTACTGCATTTACAAACTTCGCAAAAAGTATAGACAAATTTAAAGATAAGGTTCTAACTGCAACAGGATTAGATGAAGTATACAAATGGGGTAAAACAAAATATCAAGAAGCGGGTCAGTGGTTTGACAAACAATTTGGTGAGATTGGAGATTTTTTTCAAGAGGAATTTATTGACCCTCTTGAAAAACGCGCAAAAGCAATTGCAAAAAGTTTAGGTAAAGAACTTGATGATTTTGTAAAGGCGGGTGGTGAAGCTCTAGGAGAATTGGGTGACTCGATTGGTGAGTTGTTTGATGATTTGTTTGAAGACCCACAAATAAAAAAACTAAGAATCACAAGGAATGGTGAATATGAATTTGCTCTTGAACAACTGGATGACAACGGTAACCCATTTGTGCCACCCAGATTCGAAATATTTGATAATATTGAAGATATTCAAAAATATGTTGACTTAGAGACTCTAAAAAAAGGATTGTCAGTTGATGATTTAAATACTTTTAATGACCTTGACGTTCAAGCTTTAGGAGGTGGATTTACTGGTGGCCCAGGCGATTTTGCCCTAGTATTTGATAACCTGCCTGAAGACTATGACTTCACTGACGCTATGAATATGGAAAATTGGTTCCAAGACATGTCACAACAACTTACGTTATTTAACCAAGATGGTGTTGATTTGTTTAACGAATTTGCCAATGAAAGGTCTTTTACTCTTCTTCAACAAGCTCAAGCTTTGTCTCTTACGAATTTAGATAATAGCATTGGTTTCAATTTCAGAACCTTTGATGTTTTCAATTCCCAAACCACATCCTTATCAGGTCTCATAGGTAGAGAGTTTGAAAGAGCTTTACCATCTCTGAAGTTCTTTATTTCAGACACATTCAGAATGAACAATGAAGAAATTTTTGGAATATATGAGAGGTTTCGTAGGGGAGACACTAGTGCGATAACCACACTCCTTGGAGTAAATGAGAACATAACTGGTTATATAAAAGATGGTGAATTAGATTGGAAAGCGATATCCGCATCAGTGGGTGCAAGTTTACCCACAGGTACTCCAGAAGAAGTTGCGTCACTTGTCCTTGCCGCTATAGATGCGTCTGATGCATCACCAGAGGCAAAAGAAGCTGCAAAGAAGGCGGTTACAGAATTTATAGACTTGTCAGATAAACTAAGACCCGTAAACTTGGCGGTTCTACTTGCAGACCCAGATACCGTTAGTCCGTTCGACCAGACGTTTGAGTTGGCAAAATGGGTATCATTTAGTTACGTCTCTTCAGTAGAAGAACTTGAAGCAGAGTTTGCACAAAAAATTCATGAGAGAGATGATGATAAAGATATAGATAGTGTTGTTATTCATGCAACGGATACATTTAGTAATAAAAATATTGGCGCAGAAGAAATAGATGCAATACAGAAAAAATTAGACCCTACTGGATATGCACAGGAGAACCGAAAAGTCAAAATAGGATATCACTATATTATCAGACGAGATGGTAGATTGCAAAGAGGAAGAGATATAAGTAAACCGAGTGAGACCTCTCTGGATAATAGTGGTAGAGATGATACTTGTCTTAGTATTGCAATGGTTGGTGGTATCAATAGTCCTGCAACAGAACAAGAATTTCAAAGGTCAAGTGCGTCCTTTACACGAGAACAGTATAATACATTAGAACATTTTCTTAGGTCATTCTATAATCATGTGCCTGGAGGAGATGTCTATGGTCATAATGATTTGAACACTGATGAGGAAGACCCTTATTTTGATGTGCAAGAATATATACTTTCTTTGTTCGGAAAAATAAACAAAGACTTTTTTACGGTTCCCGAAGCAGAACCAGCTCCTATACTTGACCCCTCGAGAATAAGAGAAGACGATACTATAGACCCAGAGGGTCAAGTTCAAGGTAGTTTCACACCGCATTATGCAGTACAGGATAGTACAAGAACAAAGGTCAACCCTGACGAGTTGAAGGACGGTATTCCTGAGAAACTAAATAAAATGTGTAATGCCTTGGGTTTCCGTCTCAGAGTCAATAGTGGTAAAAGATATTTTGGTCAAGTTAAAAACTCACCAAAGGGTAGTATACATAATTCAGGAAGAGCGGTTGATATTTCACAATATAAAATTGTTGGTACTGAGATGATACTTATGACCGAACAGGAAAAGGTGAGACTTATTCAAGCAGGTATTGACCAAGGGTTTTTTGGTATAGGAATTTATGAGAATGGAAGTCACATCCATTTTGATACTGTGGGTCAGGCGGGTAAGAAAAAATCATGGGGCCCAAAACATACAAATTCATCTCTTCAGGCCGCTAGGTTTAGATACGCAGTGGATGTATTGGTAAATAGTGGTTGGCCAATGAGTTTTTGATAATAGGAAAAAAAGATGACGACTGAAAAAGATAATTTTGAAAATAGAGTTGCAAGTGAAAAACTTGGTCTAGGACAGGAACTTACTGTGGGTGTTCCTGCAGACGGAATGCAAAACGCTTCGGGTGATTATCCGAAGAGAGAGTATAACTTTGGGTCTTCTATAAACAAAGCAGCACTTGGTCTCAAGATAAACAAACTCTACACGGGTGGTGGTGACTATCATGTCCCTCTTGATATACCAGAACAAATGCCTTCTCAGTATCCATTCAACCAAGTCGATGAAACACCCAGTGGTCACTCTATTGAAATGGATGACACGCCAGGCGGTGAACGTATCCTCATTCGTCATCGTAAAGGTTCGGGGGTAGAGTTACGTGCTGATGGTACGGTTGTTGTCTCTGCATTGAATAATAAGGTTGAGGTGACAGGGGGAGACCAGACTCTAATCGTAGAGGGAGACGGTACTCTCGTATATAACGGTACTCTCAATCTCAGAGTAAAGGGTGACATGAATATCGATGTCGGTGGTAGTTATAACGTAAATACGGGTGGTAATACAAACATAAAAACTAAACGTAATCATTACCATCAAGTATCAGGTGATGCAAGTTATGATTATCATGGAGAAAATACTCAAACGGTAGTTGCAGACAAAACTACTTTAGTTCTTGGAAACAAGTACGACAAAACAAAAAGAGAAAATTATATCAGTGCAGGCGGTTTATTGGAACTTGCGTCAGGTGGAGCAGTTGACATAAGCGCTCAAACAGATTTATCTCAATCTGCACTCAACGTTGTTGTCAATGCAGATGGTATACTAAAAATGGTTGGTGCAGGAGAAGGGAGCATGGTTGGTGGCGCACATTGTGACTTCACGGGACGCACGTTCTCTGGTGGTGCAGAAACCGCCACAACTGTTTCTGAAAGAGATGATAGTGCGACAGATGATGGGGGTATAAATCCATCAGGGTTTCAAACTGCCACTTTCCACGGAAGTTTCCACGGTACTGCAGATAAAGCGATTCATGCATCGAGGGCAAATACCGCTATAACATCAACATTCTCACTATATGTAGCTACAGGATTAGGTGCAACGCCTCAAGGCGTTGCGGGATGGGCAGCTGCTTTAGCTACAGGTCTCTCCGTTGTTTCCTCTGTTTCTGATTTACTTGCAGGGTTTGGAATGGAAGAAGCTCCTGGCGGTTATGCACCTATTGACCCTAAAGATATTGTAAATACCATAAAAGGTAAAGGTGACCAAACACTTATAACAGAAAAAGGAATTGCAATAAGAAAAGTTGCTATAGACCCAGGCAACTACTTAGTAACACAACTAAAAGGCCCTACACATTATAGTATGGGTGGTTTCAATGTGTTTGACCGTGAACCTACACTAGAAGAAATTCGTGTTGCCATGAGAAACCAAATCGTGCGACAAAGGAAAAAGGGAGAACCGAGTACGATAGCTACACTTCTTATCGCAGAGGATAAACTAAATGAATTCTATTTGAATAAAACTCCGCCAGGCACGATGACAGGTAGAACAAGTAAAAAAGAAGATGAAGGTTTTGTAAAACTACTTAGAGGAAACACAAACCCCACAATACAGGAAACTCGTTATGGTAAAGAACCTATCGGTAACTCTATTGAAAACAAAGGGAAAAGATTTAGATGAGTAAAAGTAAACTTATAAGTGTGATACCAGACCCTCTGTATAATCCAGAAACACAAAGTTACACACAAACACAATCACCGATAACTCCCAGAACAAAGATTGGTCGTGGGACAACAATAGCAAAGTTTCTAGGGTCATCTGGAAACAAGACTTCATTTGACCACATTGAATATGAAAGTTTGAGGAGAGAGATTGCACGTAACCTTACCTTACACGCCCGCGCGATAGATTTGATAAACGGTAATACGTTTAGGTTCAATGACCACAGAGTTGTTGTGAGTGAAGGAGTTTGTAAAAGACACCCTATTGATACTGGTGACGCGACAATGGCGGCAAAGGCATTAGGTAGATTGTGTTATTATCAAGTTGTAGATGTATATGGAGATATAGATTTTGAGAAGACTTTTGATGTTGCAATGTTTTGGTTACAACATTTGAAGTTTCAAAAACTAAGTCTTGATTATGATGACTATAGTCCAGATGGAGCACTCACCGTACAGATTGGATTATTGATGCCTGAAGTTCCTATGGACTATCAGATTGAAAAAAAGCGATTCAATCAGGAAGTCGAAACGGTATACAACAACTATAAACTAGAACCATATTTAGTTGAATTTCTACAAAAAGAAGAGGCAAACCCTCCCTAAAAAGGTATAAATAAAGGTATGACCAGAAGAGCATTTGCACAAGAAGACGCAGACTTATCAGTCAACAAGGTTGCAACAAGTCGTCTTAGAAAATATAAAGATATAGACTTGACACTCGCGGTCAAGACTACGACAGGTGATGTCTACAAGAAGATTGATGCCGCTGCAGTAAAACAATCTGTGAAGAATTTGATTATGACTAACCGACTAGAGAAACCCTTCAACCCTAGTTTCGGTGCAGACATAAGAGGTCTCCTATTTGAACTCGTTGATTATACAGATGGGTTTATGTTGAAGGAAAGAATTATACAGAGTATACGTCAGTATGAACCTAGAGCGGAGATAACCGACATATCGGTAAAGGGTAATGATGCGTATAAAAATACTGTAAACGCAACAGTAACATTCAGAATAATAAGTACTGCGGAAGTAGTCCAGTTCAGTACAAATCTTGTAAGGTTAAGATAAATGGTAACGACAATAAATTCGACAGGATTAGATTTCAACACAATCAAAAATAATCTCAAGACCTCACTCCAAAATTCTGGTGAGTTCAATGATTATAACTTTCAGGCGTCAGGTCTCTCAAGTATCCTAGATGTACTTGCGTACAATACACACTACAATGGACTTGTCGCAAACTTTGCATTGAACGAATCATTCTTGAGTACCGCACAACTTAGAGGTTCTGTACTATCTCTCGCAGAGGGCATCGGTTATGTCCCAAACTCAAAGAACGCATCACAGGCGACAATAAATCTCACACTCAATCTAAGTAGTGTATCTGGAAGACCCGCAACCATAGATATCAATGAAGACTTCAAATTTCAAACTACGGTTGATGATGCAAGTTATATTTTTCAAACCAGAGAGTCCATAAGTGCGACTGATGATGGTGATGGGATATACATATTTAAAGATGTATCTGGAGAAGAAGACCTTGTTATAACAGAAGGTAAACTTAGGACAAAAACTTTTATTGCACTCCCTGCGGCTCAAAACTCTGTGTATGTTGTACCCGATAAGAATCTTGATATATCTACAGTTGTGGTGAGAGTATATGAAAACGCTACCACATCTTCATTCACCACATATTCTAATATCGTAAATGCACGTGCAATAAACGAGAACTCTACACTGTATATACTCAGAGAAGCACCAAACGGTTTCTTCGAATTGTCATTCGGTAACGGTGTTACTCTTGGTAATGCCCCTGCATCTGGAAATAAAATAGAAATGGAATATCTTTCTGTAACAGGTTCTTTATCGAATGGTGCAAAGGTGTTCAACCCATCCAACTCAATAACAATAACAGTAGGTGGTACAACTCAGAACTATCCTGTAACCGCAACTACACTGACTAGTGCGGTTGGTGGGACAGAGAAAGAATCCATAGATAGTATTCGTAAGAATGCACCGTTCCAATATGCATCACAAAACAGAATGGTCACCGCCTCAGATTACACCGCATTGATACTCAAGAACTATCAATCCTTTATTGCAGACATACAATCCTTTGGTGGAGAAGAAGCACTCGAACCAGAATATGGTGTGGTGTTTGTTTCGATACTTTTCGATTCACTTGTAAATGATACGGTTCAAACTCGTATCAAGAATGAGATACTACAACTATCAGACGAGTTGTCGGTTGCATCGTTCAGTGTAAAGTTTGCAGACCCCGTAAAAACATTTGTTGAAGTTCAAACATTCTTCCAGTTCAATGAAAACCTAACAACACTCTCAAGGAATGCGATACAAGGTAGTGTCAATGATGTTATAGAGGGATATTTCTCTGCCAATACAGGGAAGTTTTCACAATCATATAGACGTTCGAATGTACTTACTCTTGTTGATGAAACAAGTAAGGCAGTGTTATCGTCACGTCAACTTGTAAAAATACAGAGAAGATTTACTCCTACTCTTCTCACTAAGGAATCACACACACTTAGATACGCTGTTGATATCTTTTCACCCGATGACAAAGAATATATTATTCAATCCACGCCATTCATAGTAGGCACATCAACTTGTGTCTTGCGTAATAGACTCAACTCAAATATTCTTGAAGTGTTTGATACTACTCAGAGTACAATACTTATTGATAATGTAGGAGAATATTCAGGTGACACGGTAAAAATAGTTGGTCTTCAAATAGACCGTATTGTAGGGTCAGACACTTTCATCAAACTTAGTGCAACTCCTGCAAACCAAAGTGCTATTTCACCACTTAGAAATGATGTGATAGAACTTGATGGTGATAAATCATTCACATCAATCGTAGACGTTGAACAGGGTGTCAATTCATAATGCCTCACAACAAGGATATCACATTGAAGGATTTGGGACGTAGGGAACTAGCTTTCCAAAGACCCGAAGTGAAGGAAATACTTCCAGAGTTTTTCCGTACCGAATATCCTAAACTCATAACTCTACTTGACGAATATTATCACTTCGAAAATTCAGACGACTCCCCATCTAAACTTGTAGACGAACTCTTTCTCAGTAGGGATATAACACAGACCGACCTATCCTTACTCGCGTTCGTTGAAGACGAGTTGTTGTTGGGTCAATCTTTCTTCGAAGGGTTTCAGGATAAACGTGCCTCATCTAAATATTCTAGTGTATTGTTTAGGTCAAAGGGTAGTAAGTATTCTATACAACAATTCTTCAGAACCTTCTTTGGTATTGACCCCGACATTGTATATACGAAAAATAATGTATTCAATGTGGGTGATAACATAGGAACAGAAAGTCAAAGGTTCCTTACGGATAATAAATTATATCAGAAACACGCAATACTTATCAAATCAGAACTGGGTGAGAATACATGGAGAGATGCATATAAATTATTTGTTCACCCTGCAGGAACATACTTGGGTTCACAAGTTCAGATAGTAAGTGTTGTTCAGGATACGGTGACTGCGCCGTTTGTTGAACTTCAAGCTCCTGCACCTATAGCTATTACTAGTGTTGCATCGTTTGAACCTATCGCATCTCTTGACCACACATCACTTGTTGATGATTTCCAAACCGACTCGTCTGGTATCAAGAGTAGAATTAGACCAGAACTCATTAGTGTTGGTAAGTTCTCTGCAATACAAGTTCAACAAATAGAAGACCAATACGGTACACTCAGAGAAGCACAGATTGCATCTTCACCAACCTTCGATGACTCAGACCAATCTAATACTAATGGTATGGACTTCTCAAATGACTTCTCATTCGAAACATTAGACCAAGGAAGACATGTATTTTATAGTGCAGACTCCGACCAATATTTATTAAATCTTGGGCATCTGAGTTGAAAAAGTATATAAATAGAATAAAGAATTAGGATAATATGAATGTCAAAACAAACGCTAAATAAAGGAACTGCCGCGAACGACGGTACGGGTGATACACTTCGTCAGGGTGCGCAAAAAATAAACGAGAACTTTACAGAACTCTATAATATAATAGGGGGTTCTAGTCTTGGGTCGGGTATCACTTTGGATTCCTCATCTAAGGGTATCATCTTTGAAGGTTCTTCAGCTGACTCACATGAAACCACACTCATTCCTGTAAACCCTACACAGGACAATAACGTATATATACCAGATGACGGTGGTACACTCATACTTGACTCATGTCAACAGACACTCACAAATAAAACTCTTACAAGTCCTGTCTTGACAACACCACAAATAAATGATACAAGTTCAGACCATCAATATATTGTTGCAGTATCAGAACTTGCGGCAGATAGAAATGTAACATTACCTTTACTTGCGGGTGATGATACATTTACATTCAATGCTCATACACAGACACTCAGTAACAAGACCCTTGTAGACCCTATTGCAAACAATCTAAAAATAGGTGGTATATCAGGTGGTGCAATTTTATTTGATAGTAATAGTAATGAACATCTTACATTTTCAACAACAACTAATGCTGTCAACCAAGTGAAGTTTTCGAGCGCGGCGACAGGTAACCCTCCAGAGATTGCATCAGAAGGTGAGACGAACGTACCATTGAATCTATCTGGTAAAGGTACAGGTAATGTTCAAGTAAATACAGGTGTTGCATTCTTATCACATGAAGTCTCAACATCAGCTGCATGTTCACTTGTAAAGACAACAACAATTTTCAATGCGGGTGGTACTATAACCCCGACACTTGCAAACGGTTCGGTTGCAGGACAAACAAAAATATTCACAAATAAAAACTCAGGGAATGCCATACTTACACCCGCTTCTTTTGCAGGAGGTACTTCAATTACTCTTGGAGCGAATGAAGGATGTGTATTAGTATGGGATGGAACTAATTGGCAAGTAGTGGCGAACAATGGCGGAGCAATAGCATAAAATGGCAATATTAACTAACAAATTCAAAAGAGAACAAATTCAGTTATTGATGAATAACTTTTTAGATTCTTCTTCAAACCATTATTATATTGGTATAGGTCGTTCTGATGTGTGGAACTCAACAGACACTGCACCCGACGCGGAAAGTAGTCTTCTCGAAGAAAGACTCTTCAGGAATAATTTACAATCCGTAAAAAAGGTTGCAGACGTTTCCTTCATTGTTCCAAGATACAATTGGACTTCTGGTTCAACATATAGTGCATACAATGATGCTCAAGTAGGGTTTCCCACAAACACATACTACGTCATGAATGATAACAATCAAGTCTATATGGTTATACAACAGGCAAAGAATGCCAATGGGGTAACACAACCTTCCACAATACAACCTTCAGGTAACACAGACGGTACTACATTTATTACTGCAGACGATTATGCATGGAAGTTCTTATACTCTATCTCTGCGTTAGATGCGTCTAAGTATATTGCCGCAGGGTTTCTACCAGTAAAATTACAAGGTGCAACAACAGGTAGTTCACAGGCGTCTGATGTAGAACAACTTGCAGTACAGACTGCCGCAGTGGATGGACAGATAACAGGATACGTTTTGGACTCAGGTGGTTCAGGATACACAACAGCTCCTACACTCACTATCGTGGGTGATGGAACAAAGGCAAAGGCAACTGCAACAGAAGTCGGTGGTGCTATAACTAAAGTAGAAGTTACGGATAGTGCATCAACACTTTGTTTAGGTTCGGGATATAGAAATGCGGTAGTAACACAGGCGGGTGGTTCGCCTGATAAACCCGCAAAGATAAGACCAGTATTTGCAGTCAAGGGTGGTGTCGGTGCAGACCCTCGTGTGGATTTACGTTCTAACGGTATCATGTTTACAGTGAAACCCGCAGGAACAGAAACAGGTGATTTCATTATCGGAAACGATTTCCGTCAGGTAGGTCTTATAAGAAACATAAAAGATAGTGATGGAACATACGGTACAGAACCAGAAGGTGCATTGTTTACAGACCCAACAGGTACTGCATTGAAACAGTTAGTCTTTCAATCTTCAGGAACACAGTTCACTGCAGACAAACGTATAAAAGGTCAAACATCTTTAGCTGAGGCACTCATAGACAGAGTTGATTCAATAAACGTTTGGTATCATCAAAACGATGCCACAGGTTACGCCTCATTCTCACAGAATGAAAACGTACAAGAAGTTGATGGTAGTGGTAACAAAGACCTAATAAACACTGCAAGTTATTTCGTGGAACCAGAAGTTGGAACTCTCACTGGAGATGTGTTATATATAGATAATAGGGCGTCAGTTACACGTGCGTCAGACCAAACAGAAGACATAAAAATAGTCATACAAATTTAGGATAAAAGAATAATGCCAACAACGTTTACATCAAATGTCTTTTCATCAACCTACAAAGATGACTATGATAGTAGTGATAATTTTCACCGCATCCTTTTCAATAGTGGTCGTGCGTTACAGGCGCGTGAACTCACTCAGATGCAGACAATTATTCAAGAAGAAATTGCAAGACTTGGTAGTAACTTGTTCACCGATGGTGCATCAGTAAATCCAGGCGGCCCATCAATAACAAACGATTATCCTTTCGTAAAACTTCAAACCACACCAACCGATGGCCCAAGTTTAGTGGGTGTGGAACTTACTGGTGCAGTTTCAACAGTGAAGGCACGTGTAGTAGAATATGTTGCTCCTGTTGGTAATGACCCCGCAACAATCTATGTTCGATACACGAATACTTCGGGTGGTTCATCAGGAATAAATCCGATAACATTCAATAGTGGAGAAGCTCTCACGGGTGCGGGCGTAAGTGTTCAGACTACTGATATACCTCTGACAAACCCCGCAATGGGATTTGGTTGTAAAGTATTCAATGATGCAGGAGACTTCTTTGTAAGAGGTCACTTTGTACGTGCGAATGCACAAGGTATAGAAGACATCGTTACAGTTGATGATGATACATCATTATATGATAACCAAGGGTCAACACCTAATATCACTGCTCCAGGCGCAGACCGATATCGTATTAGAATGGAACTTACTACTCAGACTTTAGTTGACTCTGATATATCGGCAGGAACCACAACAAACTTCATGTACTATTGTCGTATTGTAGATGGTCGTATCGTTGACCAAGTAAAGGGTACAGATAACTATAACAGAATAAACGACTTACTCGCTACGAGAACAAAGGAAGAGTCAGGTAACTATATCGCAAAGAGATTTAGGGCATCTGCATCACAGAACACTGCAAACACTAAGACACTCCTAAACATATCATCAGGAGTTGCGTATGTAAATGGTTATCGTGCAGATAATGAGGTTGCAAAAATATTAGAGGTTGATAAACCAAGAGACCAATCTGCAGTACAGAACAATGAAACTACGGGTATTCGATATGGTCAGTACTTCATATGTAATCTACTAAAAGGCAAACTTGATATCAGTACATTCGAGACAGTAAATCTAAGAAGTGCCATAACACATGGTGGTTCGACAATAGGTACTGCAAGAGTGAGATATGTAGAAGAAGACGGTGCGTTATTCAAAGTGTATCTCTTTGATATCAAAATGAACTCTGGTTCAGTTTTACGTGACGTAAAATCTATTGGTACAAGTACAATAAAATATGCAGATATCGAATTGGAACTAGGTAAGGCAATCATAAAGGAATCATCAAGAATAAACATGGTATTCCCATTACGTCATCCTCGTCCAGAACTTATTGCAGATGCCAATTTTGAAGTACAAAGAATAGTTACAGGAAATACAAATGGTGCGGGTGCAGTAAACATAGGTGGACTTGGTACAGGTGAAACTTATGTCAATCCTACACAGGCGATAGTAACGGTTGATAGTGATGGTGCAACTATCACACCAACCATCGCAGTCGCCACAGATGGTTCAACATTGAATATTACGGGTGCAACTGCATCTCAGGCACTCTCTGTATACGCAAAAGTAAATAAATCAGTCGCAACATCAAGACAGAAAGAACTCACTTCGACACTCACATTCAGTGGTGGTGTAGAGAGTGATGGTACTGCCGCTTCACCTACAGGTACAAAGTTTCTAAACTTACACGCAACAGATATACATGAAGTGAGTGTTATCAAAGACGGTACATCTAGTGGTGAGGACATATCCGCAAGATTTACTGTTGACAATGGTCAAAGAGTAAGTCACTATGATAATGGTAGACTTGTTTTGAACGAAGGTGCGACTGTTCCCAGTGGAGACGTTTATGTTGAATATAAACACTTCACACATGGTGCGGGTGACTTCTTCTCAAGGGAGTCTTATAGAGGTCAACTGGACTACGAAGATATTCCAGACTTCAAAGTAAATGACAGAAAAACCGTAAACCTTCGTGACGTAATTGATTTACGTCCTGCGGTTGACTCGGACGGGAACTTCCCCACTGCTTCAATAAACGAATTACCAAATAGTGGTGATAATTTTATAAGTGATAACACATACTATCTGCGTAGAACTGATAAGGTTGTTATCAATACTCAGGGTGCAGTCGAGGCAATAACTGGTGTGTCAGGTTTCAACTCTCCTGTCCCTCCAACTCCAGAAGATACCTTGTCACTATTTGAAGTGGAAAATAATCCATATGGATTGACCGCAAAGGATGTGGTCATAAGACCTGTTGAGGCAAGAAGATTTACAATGAGTGATATCTCTAAATTAGAGAAAAGGGTTGAAAGAGTAGAAGAGGCAACATCACTGTCCCTACTAGAACTCAGTGCAGACTCACTATTGGTACTTGACTCAGATGGTAGACCTCGTAGTAAGTCGGGTTTCTTTGTTGATAATTTCAGACACAGAAAATTATCGGACGCACAAAATCCAATGTATCGTGCCGCTATAAATCCTGCGAAGGGTGTGTTACAACCACAACAGATAGAAGACAATGTCTTGTTGAGATATGACTCCGATAAGTCTTCCAACACCATTATCAGGGGTGACACAGTATACCTAAACTATGAACATGCCGTTGCAATAAGTCAGACACAGGTTACAGGTGCATTGAATGTAAACCCATTCGGTGTTATTACAGGTATAGGTAACATAGAACTGAGTCCACAGGGTGATGAGTGGATTGATACAATAAGTTTACCAGATGTCGTTATTGAAACAACCGCAACAGAAACAGTTGATGACCCTATATATGTAGACATTCACCCCTTCCAGCCAGCCACAACAAACCACATGAACATAACTAATGGAACAATAGTAAATTACTATTATGGTATGGGATTATGCGGTACTGCAATGTTCAACCATTATGGTTCGATTACGGAAACGCCTGGCTTCGATGAAATTGTCAAGAAAGACCCAGACTCACCTACAGGGTTTTCTGTACTCAACACAGTAGTTGGTACGGAAGTTGTCAGAGAAGTAATTGGTACAACAGAAGTCAGTAGAATTCTGATAACAAAAATACGTTCAAGACTAGTGAACTTTAGGGCAAGAGGTCTCAGACCAAATACTAAATACTTCCCGTTCTTTGCACAACAAAGTGTATCTGTTTTCTGTAGAGAAGAAGCTAGTTTCAAGAGTTCATCGACGAACATTGAGATGGAGAAAAATCAGAAACCATCTCCAACAGCTGTTCACCCATCAGGTTCCACAGACCTAATAACAGATGAAGACGGAGAAATCCTCGGTTCATTCTTTATTCCTAATAACGATGCCACAAGTTTCGAAACGGGTGAAGTAGAATTTGCATTACTTGATATCAGTAATTATGATATCGAAAACTCTACAAGTCTTGCGAGAATAAACTATATCGCTTCAGGTACAGAATTACATGTTGAAAATACAGTCAAGGAAACAAGGGTTGAACAAGTAAGAGAAGTGGTATTCAATGAGTTTATTCAGGTTCAAGGTCAAGACCCCCTTGCACAAACTTTCCGTGTAACGGATGCATCAGGTATGTTCCTTACAAAGATAGATTTGTTCTTCAAAACTAGAGATAATGACAATATACCTGTTCAATGTCAAATACGTCCTGTTGTGAATGGTGTTCCTTCATCAACAATCATTATGGGTAAAGGTATTCAGTTTGTGAAAAGAGACTCAGTTGCATTACCCGCAGGACAAACTGCCGCACAGGTTCTTGCCGCTCCAACAACTTTTGAGTTTGATGAACCAATATTCTTACAACCCGACACAGAGTTTGCGATTGTTCTTATTGCGGAAACTACAGGATACGAAGCGTATGTTGCAGAAACATATGAATTCGAACTTGGTTCTACTGCGAAGAAAGTAAACAAACAACCTGCCATGGGTTCACTCTTCAAGTCACAGAATGGTACTACTTGGTCACCAGACCAAACAAGAGACCTAATGTTTATACTCTACAAGGCAGAATTTGATACTGCGGGTGGATATGCGGTATTCGAAAATGGTTCAATTCAACCAGAACCACTCATCGCAAACTCAATGTTCATGAGTTCAGGTGACGCAACAGTATCAGTACTTATGCCTCATCACGGATTTGACTCAGGGGACAAGGTTGTTATCACAGGATTAGATTCCGCAACTAAGTATAACGGAGTTGACGGTGCAGATATCATGGGTGCAAAACTTATCACTAACTTTGATGAGATGGGTATCCAGTTTGAGGCAGACAGTGTCGCCTCCAGTGGCGGTAGATTTGGTGGGACTTCAGTGATTGCAGATAAACAAATTCAATTCGATGGATTTATTCCTGCAATAACTACACTCGTTCCAGAGAAGACCAACATCAAAACAAGTGCATTGTTCACCACGGGTACATCACTCGCAAATAAAACAGGGGAACAAGTAAGGTATCAAAAATCTGCAATAACAGACCTAACTGCATATAAGACCGATATCAGAATAAGAAACGAGAACTTCTTTGATGCTCCTCAACTTGTTGCAACAGATTCGAACGAAACACTAAACATAGGTGCGGGTGAGAAATCTGTTACATTCAAATTTGATATGACTACAACACGTAAGAATGTATCACCAATCATAGACGCAGCAAGAGCATCTTTGACTACACTACATAATGTTTGTGACAATCAGGCATCAACTACTGCATCTGGTTTCAACGTTCCTGTTGACTACGTTGCAGAGACAAGTAGTTTTGGTGGTTCATCAATTGCAAAACACATAACAGGAGTACAGTACTTAGAGATAAGTGCGGTTGGTCTGAAGATTGTATTATCTGCATTGAGACCCGAAGGTTCAGACTTTGACTTATACTACAGAGTTTCAAATGATGGTAAAAGTATTTATGAAACCGATTGGACACTACACGCCGCAGAACAAGTCGTTGCACCAGATGCAAAAAGTTTCCGCGAGTACAGATATCTCATCGGTGGAGTAACGGGTACACTCGAAGCGTTTACACAGTATCAAATCAAACTTGTGATGCGTACTAATAACACTTCGCGTATTCCTAAATTCCAAGACTTACGTGCTATCGCATTGGCGGTATAATGAAGTCTAAGTACATTATGGTAAAAAATAGTGACGGTCTTGCACGTGACAGAAGAACTGGCGGGATAGTTAATATAAATAGAAGTGAGATAGACCTCGCGCGGGCAAGGAAAGAAAGTAAGAATAAAAAAGAAAGGGAGTTCGAACAACTCAAGACTGATGTCTCTGAAATGAAAGAACTCTTAAACACTATAATAGAGAAACTATAATGGGAACTACACCAACACAATTTGTGATTACAGATACCTTCTCTCAGCTGGTAACTGACTTCAATACCGTCGCGCTTGATATTGGTGCGACAGGTAGATTGACGACAAATCAAGACTCAGACCTTACCTCTGCAATAAATGAATTGGAAGTTGGGATAAGAGGAACTTCAAACAATCTAGTTGCAACTGACCTAACGACAACTGCAAACGATTTAGTCGCCGCAATAAACGAAATAGAAGGTGTCTTCGATGCATCTGCATTCGGAATTAGTGCCGCTGCAAACAACTTCGATGTTGTATCAGGTACATTCAGTGTCGATGCGGGAGGCGCAATCACTCTTGACGCAACAGGGGACGTGGTACTCAAAGATGCGGGAGTTGTTTTCTCAACCCTTGAGAACAGTAGTGGTAACCTAATTCTAAAATCTGGTACAACTACTGCACTGACATTCACGGGTGCGAATATAGTATCTGCAGGAACGTTCGAGACAGGTGGTACAACTACTGTAGGTGGCGAACTTATATTGGGTAACGAAACAATAACTAGAACTGGGGACTTGACAGTTGACGTTTCTGGTGATATAAAACTCAATGCAGATGGCGCAGATGTATTACTACAAGATGCAAGTGCGACATACGGTGGTTTCACAAACTCTTCAGGTGACTTGATTATCAAATCAGGAACCTCTACCTTATTGACAGGTTCAGGAGAAAATGGTACATTCAATAATAACCTCACTGTAGAAAACAATCTAACAGTTACAGGTCAGACAGACCTCAATGGTCATATCAATCTAGGTGATTCAACTGAAGACACCGTTTCTGTTGTTGGTCATATTGATACAAACCTCATTCCCTCAACAGATGGAACACGTAATTTAGGTAGTGCATCACTGGAATGGAATGATGCATTCTTTGATGGAACAGTAACTACAGATGCCTTGGTATCTCCGACTGCAGACCTCGGTAACTTTGATATCACTTCAGATACTATTACAAATCCAAATGCCACAACACTAGACCTCGGTGGAGACCTAGAAATAAATGTTGATGGTGGGGATATTGTTCTCAAAGATGATACCGCAACATTCGGTGGTCTTACAAACACTTCTGGTAATCTTATTATCAAATCAGGTACAACTACTGCGATGACATTTAGTGGTGCAAATGTTACTATGAGTGGTACGATTACACCTAGTATTAGTCTTACTACGACTGCAACTACACTTGCAGCTGCAGTCAATGAAAATAAAAGTAAAATTCCTGCCATATATAATGCCGCAGGGACACAACTCAATTAGGTATAAAACATGACCGTTCGTTTACCACTAAGACTACAAGATACTTCAGACTTTCAGGAGATGAGTTCTACTGACGAGAACTTTCTTGCATATCATACAGGTCTTGCGTTTGCACAATACGATAGTGCAGATATAGGTGCGATTGGATTTCTAAACTCAGGTTCAAGTACCGACAGACTTATTGGTAGTATCGCAAACACTGCATACGATAGTGCAGTCGGTACAGGAGGAGGTAGTTCTCTTCTTAGTATCACAACAACAACGACTAATCTGTATCAACAAAAGGGTGCAGTGGGTAGTTCACATGATAGTGACTATCGTCTTCCATTATTTACGATGGATTCAAGTAGTCAGATTACCATAAAAGAATTTCAGGACTCCGATACACAGGCACTCGGTAGTAGACTTGCGTCTCGTATATTTTTATCAGATTATCCAGGCACATACAAATTAGGTTCATCTGCGCCTGACGGTACTTACTCAGTTGCCCTTGCAAACGTCATGACCGATACACGTACAGGTGATTCTGCGGGTGACCCTAACGTGGTATACAATATATATCAAAAGAAGTCAATGTCTGCACCTTCTACTGCAATACCTTTCTCAATCAAAAGGTCGAGTGGCGGTAGTGGAACATATCAGGGTGTTCAACTCATGTCCGATAGACAGATTGGTGAGTCAGGTAAGGTCTTTGTTCAAAGACATTTTGAGAATGCGTATGATAGTGCTGATGCATCTACTGTAGGTTCATACTTACTATTATCTGCAACTGCGGGTAATCCGAATGGAAATGGATATGCGGGTACATGGGCCGCAAAAGGTACTGCAACAGATAGAAGACACGACACAGCGGATGCAAACTATACAAGGACAAGGGCAAGTACATTCACTCAAGATTTTGGTAACACATTTACTTCAGACTTCACACGTACTAGGTCAAGTAACTATTCCAGACAATCTACAACATCATTCACGGGTGTGTCAAGTACTGCGACGTTTACTATCACGAGGTCAAGTGCATTCTCTACAGGTTTTGTGGGTAACTTCACACAGGCTTTTGTGGGTAATTACTCAGGAAACTATCTAAGAACATCTACTAAGTTATCCACATATACGAGTGGAGGTAACGATTTCGCACGTGTAATCAGTTATCTTGGAGACTTCACAGGAAACTCTACAATAACTTCGACAGGTAATTTCACTCGTGTGTCAGTACAAAACTTTGCGCAGAACTTTACAGGTAACTTTGTGCCTACTTTTACTGGTAACTTTGCGAATACATTCACCCAAGATTTTACTTCTACCTCTACAAGAACATCTACCAATAACTTTACAGGAAACTTTGTGGGGGACTTCCTTGGTAACTATACTAGAACATCAACAAGAACTTCTACAACAACATTCACAGGTAACTATGCCCAAACTTTCACGGGTAACTTCACGACTGCCTTTGGTGGTAACTTCACAGGTAACTTTACAAGAACATCTACCAATGACTTTACACAATCGTTTACAGGAAACTTTGGTGGTAACTTCACGGGTAACTTTACGGGTAACTTCGGTCAAACGTTTACTCGTGAAAGTGTATTTGTGTCTACTGTTTACGGTGGTTTCTTTATTCCAACTACATACGTCGGTGACTACTTGGGTAACTTCGTAACTCAATCCACAAGAACGTCTACCGCTGATTTTACAAGCACAAGTACAAGTGGGTTCACAGGTAACTTCTTAGGTAACTTTACAGGTAACTTTGCACAGGCATTTACAAGAACATCAACAGGTAACTTTACAAACAACTTCGTGGGTAACTTTGCGGGTGAATACATCAGTGAATACTTAGGTAACTTTGCAGGAGAATTTACATCAACTTCAACAAACGACTTTACCACTGCGTTTACAGGAAACTTCGGTGGTAACTTCTTAGGTAACTATACAGGTAACTTTGCAAATACATTTACAAGAACAAGTTCAGGTACTGCTTCCACAAGAACATCTACAGGAAACTTCGCAGGGGCGACAGACTTCTCTAGTGACTATGCGGGTAACTATACAGGTAACTATTCACGTGCATTCCTAAATCAATATGTAGGAACCTTCACTAGAAACTTTGCGGGTAACTATACTGGTAACTTTGCGAATGCGTTCACAGGTAACTTTGGTACTAACTTTGTCGGTAATTACGCAGGAGAAACCATACAGTCCACGTCTTCTACTATTGAGACATACACACTTTATGTGAGGACTGCATAAAAATCATATAGATATAAGTGAAACATTAGAGGATTTGTAATGGCAAGAAAATGGTTAGATAACGCCTTCTGGGAAAACGGAAGTAAAAAATTACTGAACTGTATCAGTGAGACTAAAGACGAACGAGGAAGAATTGTTCGTAAGGTCATGAAAGTCAAAGACAGTAATGATATGTATAAGGAGTGCGTAGAGGCACTAGGTGAAAAACTCATTGATGAAAATACCGAAAAACGTATGGTCAGAAAAGAGAATGAAGCAGAGATTGAGAAACAAAAACATCTAGAGAAACAACGTGCAAAGAAACTTGAACAGTTGTTTGAATACAAACTCGAAACTTTTGAGATACCCGAAATAAAATCCTCCACAAATCGCCCATTGAAATCTAAACTTCGTAGGTCAAAGTCCATACCAGAAGTAAATCTATATGCAATGATGATAGTGAAAGAAGGTTTAGAAAATGGAACCTAGTAAAGGGTTCGTTGTTGTTGCGTCAAAGAGGTCTAACTTTTATCTTTATGCCATAAACCTAATGGAGACCGTCAAGGATTATTATCCAGAGGCGCACATAACATTCGTAACAGAAAAACATTTTCTTGATGGACGCGAAGACATCGCAGACAATATTATATTGTGTGATGACCACTATCGTGCAAAGTTATGGGGTATGGCACAAACGCCCTATGATATCACAATGTATATTGATGCCGATATGGAATGTGAACACGAAGATATAATGACCGTATGGGATAATCTAGGGGATAACGATTTAGTTTTTCATGAACTCACGGAGGAGAGGTCTAAGTATTATACAGTAAGACATTTTGAACTTGATGGTGTCAGGAATAAGGGTTGGTTCAAATTGTGTGGAGGCGTATGTCTCTATAGGAGTTCTAATCCTCTTGTGATGGAATTCATGAGAGAGTGGTTCTTTCTCTATGATGAACAACTACACAATACTTGGAAACCAGAATGTTTTACGAATGAGAAACAGTGGGATAAAGACCTAAGACATTTTGACCAGACTACATTGTGGTACATGATAAATAAAATCGACAAGTACAAAGACCTCAAGATAGGTTTCTTTGAGGATGATATCCGTTGGAACTACTTTACTCAATATCAATATGATAATCTACAATCCAAGTCAGGTAAACCTCCCATATTCAGACACTTCTCAGGGTGTCTATCAAAGGACGACGCAATAGTATGAAAGACATCCCCATAAACAATCCCGACGTATTGAAGTCGTTGAATAATTTTCTGTGGTACTTTGATAATAAAGACCTCGTAGAAAAATCCATACACCTAAGCGGTAAGGCAGATAGACGTAAATATTTTATGTCCGAAGAATATAGAAACCTAATAATGCAACAGGGGCAAAGACATGACGGATATCCAGAGACCGCTCATGCATGGACACTAAAGGCACAGTTTTTAGAAAAACAATTAAAGGATACTAAACATGCGGCAGAACTCTATAAAAAATACAATGACTATAATACGGAATTATGTTCTATTCTTTGTACTAAGAATAACGCTCTAACAACAATGTATCCGCCTGGAGGATATATCTCATGGCATAATAATGCGAATGCATGTGCATACAATCTTATATTCTCATGGAGTGAAACAGGTGAGGGTGAATTTAGATATGTAGATGGTGAAACTGGAGAAGAAATAACTATGAAGGATAAGAAGGGATGGCAATGTAAAGCTGCTTACTTCGGACACTATGGTGAACATGAAAGTAAAATTGTTTATCATGCCGCCGAGACCGATTGTTATAGAATAACAGTATCATATATGTTTGATAGGTCTGATATGAGTAGAGGTATTCAGGATGAAGCTATCGAAGAAATTATGTATATCTAACCTTCCCAAATAGTTCTTTAAGTATACCACATAATTACCGTTTTGTCAAGCGAAAAATATATTTTATTTTCTCTAATCTGAGGTTTCAAAATCATATAAATAAAGACATAGAAAGAAATAACGGATAAGAATATGTTAGTAACTCACGAAGACATCGTAATAAATCAAGGTACAGATGTTGCAATAGAACTACACCTAGTATATGACAGTGGTTCTGTATACGACTTGACAAACAAAAGTGTTGCTTCAAAAATGAAAAGACGATACAATGATTCTTCAGGAGACCCCGCGACTGTATCATTCAATTCCATTGTTGCAACTCCACCAACTGATGGCATCATCACGTTATCCCTAACAAATACACAGACAGACGCCCTAGAAACAAGAGGACGTTATGTTTATGATGTTGAACTATCCTATACTGATAGTGATAGTAATACTATTATTGAGAGAGTACTTCAAGGTAATATAGAAGTTTCCCCTTCTGTAACAAAATAAAGAGAACTATATATGTCAGATTACAATGGAAGAGACGTAAGAGTCAAAAAAATAATAGTAGGGACACCCGTAAAGACTGTTACTGCGGGTAACTTTTCTATAACAAACTTAGGCGGAGTAGATATTGATACTCTAAGTCCAACAAGTGGTTCTATACTGGCGTACAACACAACCACATCCAAATATGCTACCACAAATTTCTCCACGGATAGTAATACAACATTGAGTTTCAACGGTTCTAATGCGTTTACTCTTGGTATCACAACAACATCAATCAATGGAAATATCATACCAGCTGCAGATGAGTCACAGGACTTAGGTAGTTCAAGTAAGAAATGGAATAACATTTATGTAGATGAGATTGGTGGAGTATCTACTCTGGATGCAACAACAACTGCAACCATTCGTGGTAAACTATCTGCAGGAGGAGACCTCTCATACGATTCCTCTTCAGGTCAATTCAGTCTCAATGTTGCGACGACATATACGAGTACAAACTTCGATAGTGATTTAGGTGCGGCACTCGCGGGTGGTACAGGTATCACATACGATAGTGCAGGAGACGTAATCAGTATCACTAATACAGGTGTTACTGCCGCAACATATGGTTCCGCAACTTCGGTTCCTCAGATTGCAGTGAATGCACAAGGTCAAATAACTTCTGCAAGTAACGTTACGATTGCGGGTGTCACGGGTGTTGACTTTGATAGTTCAGGTGGAACGATTACAGTACAGACTACAGGTGGTAACTTCACAGACGTTATCACTCTTGACCCATACACAACTGCAGACCTAACAGAAAACACAAATTTATATTTTACTAACGAACGTGCAGATGCAAGGATAACTGCCGCATTGATTGACGAAGACGATATGTCATCTAACTCTGATACACGTTTACCTTCACAACAATCCGTCAAGGCATATGTTGATGCATCTATACTCACTAAAGATAACACAGACGAAATCACAGAGGGTTCTTCAAACCTATACTTTACAAATGCAAGGGCAGATGCAAGGATAACAACTGCGGCGGTAACTGCAACAGGGGCGTTGATGGATAGTGAGTTGACCGACTTGGCAGGGGTCAAGGGAGTAACTATATCCACACTACAAGTCAAACCCTCGGAAGGTGCGTTTGTTGATGGAGACAAAACTAAACTTGATGCGATTGAATCAGGTGCGACTGCAGACCAGACAGCGGCACAAATAAAAACTGCATATGAAAGTAATTCAGATACGAATGAGTTCTCCGACGCAGAACAAACTAAACTCAGTAATATAGAAGCGAGTGCAGATGTAACCGATACTGCGAACGTGACTGCCGCTGGTGCGGTAATGGACTCCGAAGTTACTGACCTCGCGGGCGTGAAGGGAGTGACAATATCTACACTTCAAGTGAAACCGTCAGAGGGTGCATTTGCAAACGGTGATAAAACAAAACTCGATGGTATAGAGACAGCTGCAGACGTTACGGATACAACTAACGTTACTGCTGCTGGTGCATTGATGGATTCAGAATTGACAGACCTCTCAGGGGTGAAAGGTGTCACGGTATCCACATTACAAACAAAACCTTCAGAAGGCGCATTCGCAGACGGAGACAAAACTAAGTTAGATGCAATAGAGGCATCCGCAGATGTCACTGATACCGCCAATGTCACTTCCGCAGGGGCATTGATGGACTCCGAACTTGCATCCATTGCAGATGTAAAGGCACTTGACCAGTCAGTAGTATCAGGTGCAAGTCCAAACTTTATTACAACTAACATGACAGATGCAACGAACAAAAGGTTTATGACTGATGTTCAAGAGTCAAAGTTAGATGCGATTGAATCAGGTGCGACTGCAGACCAAACTGCATCGGAGATACGTGCATTCTTGACTGCGAACAAAGGTCTCTCTGTCACGGATGGGGAGTTCAATCTTGACTCCGCAAATGTAAAAGGTATGTTCAGTGCCGGTGGAGACCTATCCTATAACTCTGGAACAGGTGTATTTAGTGTATCTCTATCTGGGGGTGGTTCATACGCAGACTCCGATGCAAGACACTCTATATCAGGTGACAAAGGTCTAAGTTATACAGCATCAACAGGTGTAATGAATATTGACTCCGCCAATGTAAAGGCAATGTTCTCAGGGGGAACAGGGGTAACATATAGTAACGGTGCAATCAGTATCGGTCAGGCAGTTGCGACAAGTTCTGATGTCACGTTCAATGATGTTGTGGTCTCAGGGGACTTGACAATCAATGGAGGAACTGTTACAAACAGTGCGACCAACACAACCATAGAAGACGCATTGATTGAACTTGGTTCAGGTAATACAGGTGCAAACTCAAATGACTTGGGTCTTATTCTTGAAAGAGGAACGACAGGTAACAACGCATTTATGGGTTGGGACGAATCAGAAGACAAATTTATTCTAGGTACAACAACTGACTCAGGTGGAAGTACAGGAAACCTAACTGTAACTAAAGGTACTGTTGTCGCAGATGTCGAAGGTGCGGTAACGGGCACAGTTTCAAGTTTATCAAATCACGATACTGGAGATTTATCAGAAGGAAGTAATCTATATTACACGGACGCGCGCGCGGACGCGAGAATAACCACTGCCGCAGTAACCGCTGCGGGTGCAGTAATGGATTCAGAACTCACAGACTTGGCGGGTGTCAAGGGTGTTACAATATCTACACTTCAGGTAAAACCTTCTGAAGGGGCATTTGCGAATGGAGATAAAACCAAACTAGACGCAATAGAGGCATCTGCCGATGTAACTGACACTACAAATGTTACCGCTGCTGGTGCATTGATGGATAGTGAACTTGCATCCATCGCAGACGTAAAAGCGTTAGACCAGTCAGTGGTGTCGGGTGCAACTCCAACATTCACTACAACTAACTTTACCGATGCAACGAACAAAAGGTTTATGACGGATGCGCAGGAGACAAAGTTAGATAGTGTCGAATCGTCTGCAGACGTAACGGACACCGCCAATGTAACCGCTGCGGGTGCATTGATGGACTCTGAACTTACTTCAATTGCAGACGTGAAGGCGTTAGACCAATCCGTAATATCTGGTGCAAGTCCTACGTTTACTACTACGAACCTTACTGATACAACAAACAAAAGGTTTATGACTGATGCGCAGGAGACTAAACTCGATGGTATCGAAGCATCTGCAGACGTAACCGACACTGCTAATGTGACTGCAGCTGGTGCATTGATGGATAGTGAACTATCTTCTCTCGCAGATGTCAAAGCATTAGACCAATCCGTAATTGCAGGAGCTGCACCAAACTTTGCAACAACCAATATGACTGATGCGACCAATAAAAGGTTCATGACGGATGCACAAGAAAGTAAACTAGACGCAATAGAGGCATCCGCTACCGCAGACCAAACCGATGCAGAGATAAGAGCGGCAGTAGAAGCGGCAACAGACTCGAATGTATTTACAGATGCAGACCATTCTAAACTCAATGCGATTGAGGCATCCGCAGACGTTACGGATGCAACTAACGTTACTGCTGCTGGTGCATTGATGGACTCGGAGTTAACATCTATTGCTGATGTAAAAGCACTAGACCAATCTGTTGTATCGGGTTCAAGTCCTAACTTTGCGACTACCAATATGACCGATGCCTCTAACAAAAGGTTTATGACAGATGCACAAGAGACCAAGTTAGATAGCGTAGAATCTAGTGCAGATGTAACTGATACTACCAATGTGACTGCAGCTGGTGCGTTGATGGATTCAGAGTTGGCATCTATTGCTGATGTAAAAGCATTAGACCAATCTGTTATTTCAGGAGCAAGTCCTACATTCGGTACTGCGAATATGACCGATGCCTCTAACAAAAGGTTTATGACAGATGCACAAGAAACTAAACTTGATAGTGTTGAATCATCTGCTACTGCAGACCAAACTGCCGCAGAAATACTAACCGCAGTCAAAACTGTTGATGGTGCGGGTACAGGATTAGATGCAGACTTGTTAGATGGACAACAAGGTTCATACTACAGAATTGCAGTATACAACGCAGCGGGAAGTCTTCTAAACTAGAAGTATAAATATAAGGTAATAAGGAAAAGAGAATGGCGAAACCACAGTCAAGGAACCAACTCATAGACTATTGTCTTCGTAGATTGGGTTACCCTGTAATCGAAATAAACGTAGACGATGAACAGATAGAAGACCGCGTTGATGATGCGTTACAAATGTTCATGGAACATAATAGTGAAGGTAGTTCAAGGATTGCCCAATTCGTAGAAATAACTTCTACTGATATTAGTAACGGATATGTCGACTTGAATACTGCATTCAGTGGTGTATACAACGATAGAATACTAAGTGTAACTCGTGTGTTTCCTATCAATGACTCAACGTCTTCAATAAATTTCTTTGACCTCAAATATCAAATGAGGTTGAATGACCTAACTGACCTTGCAACAGGTATCGGTGACCTTGCCTATCTAGAACAGATGGAACAGTATCTATCTACAATTGATTTGAAACTCACGGGTCACCCTCAAGTAAACTTCAATCGTATTGATGCGAAACTCTATATCCAAGGTGACCTTGGTGCAGGGGGAGAACTCAATGCGGGTGATAAGATTATGGTAGAAATGTTTGTCTCTACAGATGCATCACTTGCGAATGTATATAACAACGTTTTTGTCAAAGAGTATACAACTGCATTACTGAAACTACAGTGGGGTGAGAACCTTGTCAAGTTTGATGGTATCACATTGCCAGGCGGTGTCACATTGAATGGTCGGCAATTTATAGAGGATGCAAGGGGAGAGTTAGAACAAATAAGAGAGAGAATTCTCAACGAATATTCTAATCCGCCTCAGTTCTTTGTGGGATAAACAATGGCACTCAATAAACATTTCAGATACAATGTAAAATCTGAACAGAACCTTGTAGAAAATCTCATCATAGAATCACTCCAGTTCTATGGACAAGATGTGTATTATCTACCTAGAGAGATAGTCAATCTGGACAAAGTGTTCCTAGATGATGTCCCTTCACGTTTTGGTCAGGCGTACAAGATTGAAATGTATATTGAGAATACTGGAGGGTTTGAAGGAGACGGAGAACTATTCTCTAAGTTTGGTATCGAGATAAGAGATACTGCCACCTTTGTTGTTTCCATAAAGAGATGGAAAGAAATGATTGGTCGTAGACTTTCCGAAAATAATTATAGACCACGAGAGGGTGACTTGATATACCTTCCGTTATCGAAATCCATATTCCAAATCATGAGGGCGAATCAGTACGACCCATTCTTCCAAGTGGGTCAACTACCTACATTCAAACTGAACTGTGAGTTGTTCGAATACAACGACGAAGACTTCGATACTTCAATCAAAGAAATTGATAATGTTGAAAAAGACGCCGCATTCCAATACAGTGTTACATTAGACTCAGGTACAGGATTCAAGATGGGAGAGACAGTACAACAAGTATTCAGTGATTCTATCTTGCAGGGTGAAGTAACTCGTTGGAGTGACTCGGACAAGGTGATGCACGTCGCACATGTTGGTTCTAACTCTGGTAAGTTTACAGAAATTAGTACAAACCATCTTCTCAAGGGTCTAACAAGTTTTGCATCTGCAACGCCCACACTAGTAAAAGAATTGCAGAAAATTCAAGCGGATGCACAAAACGCATTCTTTGATGACTTTGAGGCAGACTTCTTAGACTTCTCAGAGACTAACCCATTCGGAGATATGTCGTAATGTTTGGTACTCATTTTTATCATAAGAGAGTTAGAACTGCGGTTTCCGTATTCGGTTCTCTATTCAACAATATACATGTAATCAGAACTAACAGTACGGGAGGGGTTATATCTCAAGTAAAGGTTCCTCTTTCATACGCACAAAGAAGAAATTTCTTATCTCGAATAGATGAAATGGAACAGGGTCAGGACGCGGAACGTAAAGTCGCAATCAAGTTACCACGTATGTCATTTGAGATTACTAACATGGTCTATGATGCGGCACGTCAACTACCTAAGATGAACGCATTCACTTCTGCAGTAAATAATAGTGTAAACACAAGACAAAAATTATATTCCGCAACACCCTACATCGTATCTTTTCAGTTGAATGTATATGCAAAGAACCAAGACGATGCATTACAAATTGTAGAACAGATACTCCCTTACTTCTCACCATCATATACTGTGACAGTAAAACCCTTTGCCGACATACCAAGCTTGAAGGAGGATGTTCCAATCAGTCTTGGTAGTGTGGTGATGTATGATGACTTTGAGGGTGAGTTACAGGCGAGAAGAACTATAGTGTATTCCCTTGACTTTGATATGAAAATATTGTTACATGGGCCCGTAAATTCAGATGGAGAAAAAATTATACGAGATGTTCGTACAAATTATTTCTTACAGACTGCAGACTCAGACCAGTATTTACATACCACAGTACAAACACCCGACCCTAACACAGTGAGTGTTGATAGTGACTACGGATTTAGTATAGAGTACTTAGACGAACAGGCATAATAATGAGTGAAGAAAAAACTATAAAGGCGGATTACGAATATTCGCGTGATACATATTATGAGTTGATAGAAAAGGGTCGAGAGTCATTAGACTTGATGATTGAAGTTGCGCGTGAGAGTGAACACCCTCGTGCGTTCGAAGTATTATCAAA